CTGTGAACCTGATTTTCAGTGCCCCACTTTGTACCAGCCCAAGCTCCTTGCTTGGTGTCCAAGTGTGGTGCTACAATCATTCTATCTTGGTCTGCTGTCGCTGTTGTCATAGCCATACCTGCAACGGTAGCACTATAAGTAGCGAGAGCCGATGTATGATTAGTTCCTAATATTTCAAAGGATCTGTTTACAGGTGTGTTCGTAGATTCAGTAGTTGAAGCCAAATCTCCATTAATACCTGGTAGAAGGTTAAAATACTCCTCTAAGTAGTATCTTCTTGTGTCTTTGATCCCTAGATCATGAACGGTTCTATCAGCATCCACACCCGTAGACGAAGCTTCACTATAAATCTTGAAGCCAGTCTTTGATCTTACCGGACCACTAAAACTTGTATTAGCCATAATTTTCTCCTTGGTCGTATAGACCTTTTGTTATGCCGTCTCTATACCGTCTGCCCAGCCAGTCTGCATAACTAATTAATGCTAGGATAAAAGGGCGAGATAATCCCGCCCTTTTAAATATTTATTTAAGCTCCTGGAGAAGCGAAAATACCTCTAGGGTCAGACCAGCCGAAGCTGTATCTTTCTCTAGCTTTGTATTTAACGTTTCCAGTATTAAAATCACCTTCCATGCTTGTTTTAACCGGTGCACGGTTAAAATATTTCAAGCCATTAGGCGCGTCAGTGATAATGAAGAATGCATCAGTATCCGATAGATAATGATTAACAGTGTAGCCTTCAGGAACAACGTTCATGCTTTTTGAAGCATTGATGTCGTTATCCGCTGTGCCTACTCTGAGGTCAGTCTTCAATAATCTTTCAGCTATGAACTGTAAATTGACCGGGATGATCATTTTACGTGCCTTAACAGCGACCTTTAGACCTCTATTATCAATAAAGCCTGCAATATCAATCATTGCTTGCTCTAGGGATGTTTCATTGAGATCCGCAGCAGTAGTGAGCTCATTTTTATAGTTACCACCAGCCACAGTAATGTGGGCGGTAGAACATAATTCAAGGCCATCGCCACCAGTGTAAGAAGAGTTAAATGCTCTGTTAAGAACATTTGCTCCTTTTACTTCTTTAGCGTTAGCCATCGAACGTGCCAAAGCTTTTGTGTACCTTGAACTTAGACTGTCGTAAAGGTTGTCCTCTACAGCTTCTTCAGTAATTGAGAAAGCAAGTGCTATAGTTTCGTGAGTGTAACGTGAAGTAAACGCTTCTTGAGCATCGTCAAATTCGACTGATTCTCCTTCTGCTTTTGTCTTCGCATTACCGAAACCAGATAGCTCTACTTCTTCTTCAAAAGCTCTGTCTGAGTTTTCAGTTGCAAAAATTTGTGACCATTCGTTATCGTAACGAGCGTGCTCCATTCCAAACAATGCGTTAAGTCCAGGCTCAAGCTCTTTTACTAGTTGTGATCTAGAAATTGCCATTCATATCTCCTATGTTAATGCAGTTGTTAGTAACCAAGTGTGTTCCCCAGTATTAGGTACCACATACGCGTTACAATTGTCAGCACTTGTGTCGCTATTATCGGGATCCACAGAAATGCCTATTTGTTTAAACTGACCGGATGATGTCACTGTAGTAGTGTCTAATTCCTGTGTAGATGCCCCAGTCAACGTGCTTCCGCCCGTTCCTACCAAGTCAAATCCACCGAAATTCATTGCTTCAGTGCCAGTTCCGTCGTGTTGTACTTCAAATACGATTCTAGGATCATCATAAACATACGCCTTAATATCCGAAGCATTTGTGCTTGCTGGATAGTGATTACTCCATGTTGGTTTATTAGTTGTAGGATCAGTATAGAAACAACCATAAAATATACCAAGAACTACGTTCCCAGCCGCCGCAGCTTCAACACCACCCGCAGTAACAGCTTTAACAGCTTGTCCTTTGTAAATAGCAGTATTGTAGTTTGCAGCGATGTCATATTCGCTTCTTTTGATCTCGCCACCACTAAGGTGACGTACAGGTCTAAAACCAAACGCAGCATCTTTATTTGCCATGTTTAATCCTCCAATAGATTAATGCCAAACCAAGTTAGGTTTGATTCATTTGGCAAACAACAAAAAACTATTTCTTGCCGCCGCCAAACGTTACTCTTGTATCCCTATTAGAATGAATAGGCATACTTGGGTGTTGTTCTCGAAACAGATTATTGTCGACAGCTTCCATTTGGGAATCTGTTTTTTCAGCAAAATACTTATTTCGCTGTTCAACAATTTCTGTTGGTATGCGAGCCAACACTAGTCCACCAACTCCAATAACACCGGCATGCTTCCCATTATCAATCGTAGGAGCTTCAAAGTCTGGATATTCTTCCGCTCTGACTAATTCAAACCCTTCCCGTAAACGAGAACTTATGTTTTTCTTGTCGTCAAAGCCGAGTGATTCCACTCGAAGCCACCTATGTTTATAACCTGGAGGCGGTTCAGGTGCATCTAATGCTGATGGCGGGCGCCATGGTTGCGGTCTAGATTTTTTATCTCTAGTCTCAGCGGTGCGTGAGGTCTTCTTTATTGTAGTCATGCATCCTCCTTCACGTATTTTGCATATTCTTCCAAGGGTACTCCAAGTCTTTTGGCGATATGGACTTGGCTCGGCGTTAATCTAACGGTTTTGCGTCCTGATTTTGCGGTTGAGACTCTGCTCGCAGAAGCTACTGTTTGGACGGGTTTAGCGCTTCCGTTTACCGATCCCCCTTCGTCCTTGAACTTGTGGGGAAACTCTGTTCGTATTCTTTTATCGATCTCAGTATAATACTCATCTGAGTTCGGGTCAAACCCTTCTGTAACTAATCGACGATGTAGGCCAAAACTGGCGTATGTCATCGGTTCATCAGTACCGAACCATGGAT